TGTAGGTGGAACAATTATATTGTCTTTGCGTAAGAAGTTGTATATGATGATATCCCACATACGAACTTGTGTAAACACATCATCATAGTTTGTTTTACTATCATATGCAAGAGTTAATGCCAACTCAATCAACTTCAACTTATCTTCAAGTTCTTCGATAAGAGCAACGTCAACAATATTATACTCAATAAATTTTTGAAAGTTTAATCTGTAAAGTTGATGTAAGCTTTCATATTCAGAATAATCAATTTTTCTTTTTGCAAGTTCTACGTGTGCAATATGATCCAATTTATACGATTCTTGTGAAGCACCACCAGGAGCATATTTACGATACAATTCAATATAGTCCAACATTGGTACGCCAACTAAGTCATATACGGTATGGGATTTAGCCATTAGTACAGCACTACGCTCAGAAATAAAGTTCCAAGGAGAAAGTGCCTTTGCATCATCTTCAGAAAGAACTCGTTTAAAACGATTAATCAAATAAGGAAAGTCAAAGAACTTAATGTTCCATCCAGTAACAATATCTGGATAGTTATCTTTCCAGTCTCTGAGAAATTGTTTGCAAAGTGTCCATTCATCTTTACATTTAATATAGGTAACAGAATCATCTTTGGTTTCAAAATCACCGCAACCATAGACTGTTGTACCACCATTTAATTGACGAACTGCGATAGCAGTAATTGGTTCTGAAGCTATATATGGATCTGGAAAACCATTCTCTGAACCAACTTCAATATCGAGTATTACAATTGAAAGTTGTGATTGATCCCAATCAACTTCATTTGAATGTTGATCTGCAATAAAATTATATTCAAATCGAGTATTTCCATAAACTTTCTTATTTGAAATATCTTGATTTTGTTTTAGATAATCTTTTGCATCACGAATAGAATCAAATTTAAATTCATGAAGATTTTCTCCACTTAGTGTTTTAAATGGAGTTTCTTTACGAACTACTTCATATAAAGTTGGTTGATAATCAAAACGTTCTTTTATTCGTTTACCATTAACCACACCCCGATATAGGATGTGGTTACCAAAACATTGCACGTTCGTATAAAAGTTTGACATTAGCCTGTGATGATTTGTTTAGTTGGTGGAACTACGATACCTGATCCAAAGATTTGATTATAATTGTTTAAATATTCTTCTGCTGGTGCATATGAATAGACCACATGTTTTTTTGAGATAACAAATTCAGCATCTTTTTCCTGACCAGCATGAGTTGGCCACGGAGCAAAACCAATGTTTGGTTGACCGTTCTGTCCTGGTACCATAGCAATTCTGACAGGATTGGTAATAATTACATTTGTTTCATCTTCGTCAATTTGTGCCAGAATATCTTCTCCGGTGACAAGTTTCAATACAATAATGTTTTCCATAGTTTCTCCTCAAAATAAGTTTTATTAGTATAACATGTTTTTTAAGATAAAGCAATGATTTTTATGGTATAAATACTATGAGTAGTTCATTTCGTTAACCATTCCAAAATGACTCTGAAGTTAAAATAATACATTAATTTTCTTCGTTATGATAACCTTATGCGGAGAAAATGGATCCATTAACTTTATTTGCGTTGGCAAATGGCGCCGTAAAGCTTGTAAAAGAAGGTTGCAAGCTGTATAAAGATATTAAATCTGCTTCTGGAGATATTAAAGGTGTCCTTAAAGACTTAGAGGACCAGTTTCATACCGCCCATAGAGATAGACCTCCAACTGTAGCCGAACACAATCAATACATTCAAGAAAAGAATCGTGTTATTGATCTGAACAAAAGAGACGGAGACACATCTAGTATCTATACGGATATTGGACAACAACTAGGTGTCTATTTTGATAATCTCCATAAATGTAACGCAATATTTAGAGAAGAAGAACGCCGTAGTAAAACCGAAGTTTATACTGGTGAAGATAGTATAGGTAAACGTGCTTTACAGCGTGTTTTACTTAAAAAACAGTTAGACGCTATGGGTGCAGAATTACGTGAGATTATGGTGTATGAAAGTCCTAAAGAGTTAGGTGCATTATGGACTGAAGTACAAGCAATGATGGAGGTAGTGGGAGAAGAACAGTCTATAATAATTGCTGAAAAAATGCAGCAACAAGCAAAATCAGAAATTATCAGACAAAGAAGAATTCAAAAAATAAGATGTGACGCATGGAAATATGGAATAACTGCAATATTCATAGTTTATATTGTTTGGTTAGTTTGGGCGGTAGTTCAGATACGAATAGAACATTCCCCAGAACTAGGAAGATGTTTACTTCCTAAAGGTGGTTGGTTGTATAATCATTATAATAATTTAAAATGGATAGATTGTGAAATACCAATAAAAAAATAAAATTTATAATTGGTTGCGGACCCAAGATTCGAACAAGGAATTGAGGATTATGAGTCCTCTGTGATACCATTTCACCAATCCGCAATATGTATTTAGTGGTGCGAGTACCCGGACTCGAACCGGGACGCCGAAGCGGGAGATTTTAAGTCTCCTATGTATACCAATTTCATCATACTCGCTATTTGGTGCCCTAGAGGAGAGTCGAACTCCTAAAATTTGGCTTCTAAGACCAACACGTATACCAGTTCCGTCACCAGGGCATATATACTATTAAAGACTGACTTCTAAAATATTAATATGACATACGAAAATTTTGATTACTACGAAAGAACTATTGGAGTACATGCTCATTGCACAAGCAATACTAAAGCCAATAAGTTTGTACCAATTTATAATCAAGATCAAAATAAAGCTTTTATTCCTATCGATTGGAATAAATTATATGGTGCACCCTCTAGGGATCGAACCTAGTTCCACGGTTCTTCAAACCGTTGCTATGACCACATCAGCTAAAGGTGCTTAGTCAAACACACCAATAACATCTTGAATGTTAATTTGATATGTATCGTTTTCTATTTTTTTTGCTTTGTTCCAATTAACTAAAAGAACTTCATTTAATGCAACGTCAGTTACATCAGGACCAATTGCAATTACTTTTGCTTTATCTGCATCATCATTTGACTTTAAAATAATTCCAGAAGCAGTTGTTAAATCTTTTTCTAGTTTCTCTACAATAATATTATCACGTAGTGGTTTATACATTATAAATCCTTTCAGTTATGTTGCTAATACGGACTTCAATCTATCTGCGGCATAAGATGCTGCAAATGCTTTTGGTTTAACCATAGGTATCACATTACATGTACCACGAATATAACCTACTGCTTGTTGAATTACACAAGATGAACCATACATTTCATTTGGGTTAATGTCAAGATGCACTTCAACATGTCTATCTTCTAATACATCAGCAAGACTATGAAACAACTCTGATACTTTGTAAACCTCATTCATTAAACGCATAGATGGACGATCCTTGCGTTGATCATAATCTCTTTCTCTTTGTACTTCACCAAATATTTTGCAACCATGACAACCATCAATATGTACAACTACAGCAAGAGTGTAGTCGGCGTACCACGCATCACCTTGATTAAATCTTTCAGAGTCAGCACCTAAATAAATTTTTGTTTCAGGTGATTGTGCTTGAATATAATCTTTGACTTCTTGAAGATTTAATTTTTTCATGATTTTTCCTATTTGGCCTCGGTGTACGGACTCGAACCGCAACGAACAGTTTTGGAGACTGCGATGCTACCATTACATCACACCGAGATTGTCTTTTTTATCTTTTTTTGTATCACATTTACAACTTTCACATTTACATTTCAAATCTTTCTTTTTGAAGATATTATCCCAGTTGTTTTGATATGTCTTTTGATCGACACTAAACGGTCTAGGATTACTTCCTTTACCACCATCAGACAAATATTTAACTCCTTATTTGGTCCTCTCTGATGGTAACGATCCAACGTCTACCGCTTATCAAGCGGGTGCTCTACCTTTAAGCTAAGAGAGGATAATATTGGCCGGTCCTGAGAGAATCGAACTCCCACTTGATGGTCCGTAGCCACCCGTAATATCCATTTTACTAAAGACCGACTGTAAACTTAAAAACATACTACTGTAAACTTAAACTTGGTGGTAATGGAGAGACTTGAACTCCCAACACACACCGTATGAAGGTGCTGCACTACCATTGTGCTACATTACCTAAAACTTAAATTAATATTCAGAATATGGAGAATAATGTAAGTATGTTGACAACAAATATTTCTCTCCTGAGATTGGTTTTTCACCAATATGAGGAAACATCCAATTAGAAGGAAATATGACTAACTTACCTTTCTCTGGTTTTATTGAAACATCTAAACTAGGAAATGTTGTATGCCCACCTT